GTAGTAGAGCCCTCGTCTCCCACATAGCGTCTAATATGCTCTTCTTTGGCAAAAACTTTATAAAGCTGGGTGATATGTTTATAGACCTTAGTCGCCCCAGTCTCCATAGATTCAACCAGAGTCGCTGTCCGCCCTAAATCGGAGCGCTGGGATAAAACCTCCTGCCCTAAAGTTGGCGATTGAGTCCTCTCACCTCTTAAAGGTGCATGAGTTCCGAATATATTGTCAATTTCCTGCCGGGCGTCAAGTTTATCCTCAACAACGTGCCTTGGCTGTTGTTCGGGCGGAAAACGGAAAAAAGCGGTTCTCGCGTCCCCTTTAGATAGGATGATCTGGCGGGGATCGCCCGCGTATTTTTGCGCGTCCCCCGCGCCAACCTGCAGTGTGTTAAAAATCTTAGTCCCCACCGCCTGGTCAGCGTTCTCAACAATCTGTCGTCCCCGTTTCTCAAGAACATCCTGTAAGATCGCTGCCTGCTCGGTTAAAGAAGTGTCATCCAAAACCCAACGTCCTATTCTTAAGAAGTTAAATAAGACGTAAGGTTTCTCGGGGCGTTCAAGGAAATTACTCTTTGAAGAATTTTCATAGTTATAGTAAGGATTAATTCCATGATCTAATAAAAGATAACTATGTTTCCACGCCACTCCCTCGCGCTTAACTCCCTTGTCATCGTAAAAAGAGAACCAAATCTCCTTATATCCTAATTTTGATCCCATGTTGACTCTCGCGCCCGTAGCTTTCCCGACCACTTCCATGAGTTTGTCTTTTTTATCTGAGAACTGGTACCCCAACTCTTCAACTGTTTTTGATAAAGATTCTGAAATTAAAGGAACATTGTCCGGGTCTTCTGCCTCTGCGTCAAAAATGACCTTGTGGGGTCTGATAAAATTGAGCGCGATATCCCCCGTGTACGTATCGTCTTCGGTTAATCTTCCTCCGTTAAAATCCCAAGAAATCTTCATAATCCCGATACGATAACCCATAATTAAGTGTCTCGCGACCATCTGTAAGTGTGACTTAAGAAGGTTGTCTTTTGCGGTCTGGATGAGAACTTTTGAATAGTTGGATGCCAGTTCCCTTGATGCGTCCGTATCCTGCGCTTCTATGACTTCAGGGGTCGGCAAGCGGGATACTATATTAGATGCAAGCGTCTCAACGGAAACAAAAATCCGGTTGTCTTTGTAGGGGACTTGGTAATCATATAAGGTATTCTCCCCGACCTCAAAGTTTCTATTCATCCATCTCTTCTCGTTGTCCTCGCGGGTTTTCTTAAGATCAAGCTCCTTATTCCAAAACTTCTCTCCGTCATCAACTCTTCTGCCTAAAATCTCAATTACTCTCTCTGGCGTCAACGAAAGCGAAAGTGAATCGGCACGGGATAGAACCTCCTCCCGAAGTTCGGGGTTTGCAAGTGTCTCAGTTGGATTTCCTTCCATATGTAAATTATATCACAATAAACCTATATACTATTCTGCACCGGGGGCATAAATTCTCTAGGGATGCTTTCTCCGTAGGTTTATCCCCCGAATCAACTCCGACTAAAAGCTCTCCCTCGTACTGCATTAAAAGCTTGCCGCAATTCAAACAACGGAAGTTCTTCTTCTCCCCCGGGAAATTAGAAAGAAAAAAAGTAATATACCTCTCCCCTTCTGTGATAATAGGTTCTAATGTTTCAACGTAAATTTTTATAGTGCTTTCCAGCCTTTCTTTGTCCTCGCCCTTTCAAGAACTTCTTTAATATCCAAAGCCGCAGTCGTCTGATCGGCGTTGATAAAGGGATGTTTGTCCGTTTTCCCCGAAGGTGCGGGCGGAGACACAATCCCTCCCTGTCCCAAAGTCTGTTCTAAAGCTACTCTCCAATAAACTGTCGCATGCGCAAAATGATCGGGTCTTCCTTCTATCGTCTCCCACGCGGGCTTCTTGATTCCTTCCGGCGTATCTTTAATAATTCTATAAACATTCTTCCAGTGTAATATGTAGGCCTCCAATGCGTTCTCCGTGAAATTGAATATGAGGTCCCGCGAATTAATCTCAGAGACAACAGAGTCAATGATCTTGGTTCTATCCGACTTGACGACCATTCCGTCCCAACGGATAACATCAAGGGTTTTTTTGTCCGATTGGTAATAATGGATAAAAACCCTACCGGGATATTTATTCGCCAGCTTTTGAGGGGTGTTCGGGTATGGGTTCGCATCAATTACCATTATAGCACCGAAGTGGTTTCTTAAGCGTTCAATCTCCTCCCAATCCTCGGTTGTCCCGATCTGGAAGATTCCGTACCGGTTGCCGATGACATAATGCTTGACGACCCCATTATCTACGCCTATGGCGACATTAGTGCGAGGATTATGCCCAGGGGAAAGACATTTAATTATAGATTCGCGGGTAACAGAAGTATCTTTTGAAACAAAAGGCAAACCTAGAACAAAGTTATGAAAGATGTCCTGATCTCCCTGCGACTTCTCAATGATCTTCTCGGCGGTAATCCAAGGTACGAACATCTGGGAAATCCAGTAACCTGAGGTCTCAGACTTATGTTTATAAACCCATCTGCCTTTTTTAAGATCATCTTTTGTTAAGAGTTCGTGACACTTAGCACAGATTCTCAATTTTCGTTCAAAATCTATATTATCGGGGAAAATAAGATACCATTCGTAAGAACACTTCCTACACTTAACAAACCAATGCTTCTGGTCGCTCTTTGCCCACAGGGCGTCAACTCCATATCCGGGAATGGAAGGGTTTGAAAAAGCCCATTCCCAGCCAAGCTCAGGGCGTTCTCTTTTTGCATCATCTAAACGGGATCTATAAGTTTTGAGAACCTGCTGGTTGGACCGGTCAAACTCATCGTTTATTAAGATATGCGCGGAAATTGAAATCGCCTCGGTCTGTTCAAACGAACCCCTATAATAAATGTAACGCTCTCCTACTTGTTTAAGAGCGACCGAATCAACCCCGATCATGTCTCTTAAGACTTTATTCCTCGCAACCAAAGGATCAACTTTCGGAACCACGAAGTCCTTGCTCATATTGCGTGATGGAAAAGTGTGGATGATGTTTGCCCCGGCATATCGCGCTAGATGAAAAGCCCGAAGAATTGCCATCGTTGAATAGCCAATCTGCGCGCATTTTAAGATAACTTGCTTAGGGGTGTTGTCTAAATAGGGATCAATCATAAATGAATGGTCGCGGAACTCAAAAGGAGAACCGTTCTCGTTGACCATATTTGACTCCAAAATCCATGCGATGCAGTTGAATGAAGATGCTTGAGAGAGATCTAATTGATTCACGAGGATATTATATCACTTTGGTATATGTTCAAGCCTGTGGCAGTTAGGACAAAGAACAATAATATTCCCCTCCTTATATTCTCCACCACTATGCCCCGGTATTAATCTGTGCCTATCACATAAGGCTTTATCCCAACCACAACGCTCGCATTTAGTATTATTTACTGATTGCCTATAGAAGATAGTTTTCATTTTTTCCTTCCAATATCCTGCAGGAACTGAGGTTTTTCTATTATGCCGATGATAATCACACCAAAGGGAGTAATAACGACGTCCGGCCTTACTTCTACGCAGACCAGCCTGAAGCCTATTACAGTCCTTGAAAGAACAAACACTTCGTTCGCGAGCTGGCTTACGACGACGATGTAGTTTTCCTTGAGCAGACTGTTTGTAATTATGAGTAAAACACCTAAGCCTAAATCTCTTCATCCCCGTTTTACTTATCATACCGTTAGGTGCTTGAATATTATTACAAGAAGGAACAATACAAGTTCCTCTGATGAAGCGTGAACCGTTGGGAGATCGTTTGTGTCTTAACCCTTCCACAGCTTCAATTATAGCATAGAAAAGGACTGTATTGTGAGGGTGTTATTTTGCCAGATTTCCTAAAAAAAAATAAAAAAGGGATTATGGATGTTCGTTGCAGTACGCATAGGCAGGGGAGAGAGTCCCGCCACCCAACCACCCTATTTTCAGGGGTACGCCCCCCCTCCCCTACCGGCAGAGAGAGAGGAAGAACAACACACGCAACAGTATATATAGTAGACTACACACAAAAAGGGCATATTAAGGGATTAACACCACAACACACACCATTATGACCCATGAGGATGCGATTTAAGCCCTCTTGTTTAGGCCTAAGCACATAGTATACCTATAGTACGGGACACACCACGCTTAAGGATCGTAGGAAAGATGATACAGTAACGAACAGCTACAGCAAAGTCCCATGCGTAAAGGGAGATAAAAGAACGGAAATAGTAATAAGCGCGGAGAAAGAGGCCTATAGGCGGAGAAGCGTGCCTAGAAGGAAGTTTGACAATGGGGGCAGTGGGGACAATAGAAATTACCGGACAGATAAGAGTCGTAATTATATTCTGTTTTATTCTTATGACACCGCCAACACAGAACGCGGAGATCGGCAATAGTGATATCAGGAGCGTACCTTTTGTGGTCAAAAGTAAGACCATACAAGACCCCACAATCCTCGCAAAACCACCGATCCAATAACTTAAAAGCTGAAACAAGGTAAGGAAACATTATACGAAGTTGCAGTTGATAAGCCACGCGATCCTGACGAGTAAGCATACTTAAATTATACGATAAATCGTGCGTATTTTCAAGCTAAAGCGGAATTACAAAAGGTACGGAAAGGGAATAAATGAAAATCGCCACCCGCACAAGATATTCCCAACCGCAACATACTAACCTGGAGAGAGGATGATATAATAGTGTGGAATAAAGCGATTAAGAAGAAAGAACAAGAAGCCCGAAATTTAGCCCCTCATCTTTGTCCCCTGAGTAGAAAGGGACAAAGTCAGAGATCAAAGACGAACAACACTACCTACAACTTTATCAGTTTTAAATCCCCTTCGTGAAAGCTCATTAATAACGGCCCAATAATGAACTTGGGCAGATTCAATCTCCTCAATATAAACAAGATCGTACAAATCGCGAAGATAGGAAATTAAACTTTCATACGACCATAAATGAAAGTCCGGCATAGAATATCACCTCCTTAATTTTTCATTCCTGCCTTGCGCCTTTGCGACAAAGCAGGATCAAAAGCTAAAGATTTACTCTTCCAACCAATGATAACCGCAAACAAAGTCATCATTTTCTTCTAATTCCTCTTCGCAGAACTTGCATAATCTTTTTTCTTCTTTTTTTGTCATTGATTATGCTTTGACTTCAATTTGAGAAATAACCCTTTCTATATCTTTTAGAGTTTGAACATGCCAGGTATACCATATTTCTCTATCAGGATCTTCTTTTCTAATATATGCTATTTCTTTAAAACAGCGTGTTATCAAATTTTCTAAAGACATTTTAACTTCTTTATTTACATTTGTCATAAGCTATTTTCACCTCCTTTTATATAAGATAAATATATATAACCACAATCATTAGGGAATGTCAAGGGTTTATAGTATTTTGCTCATTTAAGTAACACGAAGCTACTGGATAAAATGAGGCCAATTTTGCCCCACGAGGTTGCGATTTGAGGGGCGTTGGATTATAAAGTGAGGATACTAGACCTTATAAATTGTCAAATTCGTCTCGGGAAAGAAGCTTTGACATAACCGTACCGCATACCTCACAATTAGCGCGGAGCGACCTGCGCCGGCCGTCACGAATCAACTGGATCTTATGATTCCGTCCCTCGCGCTTAGTTTTACAATGCATACAATACATAATGCTCACGCCACGATAAAGAAAGCTAACACATGTCCAAGGGAGGTGATCTCCAATGAAGAAACCCCAATACCACAGCGTGAGCCAATCATAATTGCTTCAAGAAATCCTTAAATTTATCATTAAATTCCGTACGCTCTTCCGGACTGACTGAAAAGAAATTAAACTGTTGAAGCTTGGCGCCGGGA